TTATTGCCAACTCGGGTAATTATACTATCTAGTTCATGAAATGTCAAGTTCTGACATTCATCAATTATAAGAATAGAATTGTTAAATGTGGTACCACGAATATAAGATGTTGATAGAAACTCTATCTGGTGTTTAGTTTTAAGTGTCTCATATGAGTTCTTATCATTAAATAACTCTGTACACATTTGTTGGTATGGTGTTTCAAATGCAGATAACTTTTCTTCTACTGTCCCTGGTAAGAAACCTAAATCTCTTGTTGGCACAACACTTCTTATGATAACAAGTTTTTTATAATCTGTTCTACCAAAGACTGCATTTAATCCAAGATATAAAGACATAAATGTTTTACCTGTACCAGCACTTCCATTTAAAACTAAATTATCTCCACCTTTCCATGCAGAAAAAGTTTCTTGTTGATTTTCAGTAATGGGTTTTATATTAATTGGTTTTAATTTCATTTATACTAGACAATTCAATGTCTTCAAATTTCTTATCATCAACTAACCAAACTAGTATTTTCTTTCCTTCTTTTTGATTTATTTTTACGTCTTGAAGAGTACATGTTTTAGTAAACACTTTTTCACTGGTCATGCTCTTGAAAGTAATAATTACATTACCTTTTAGTAAGTGTTTTTTTAGTGTCTCAAAATCCATGTAAGGGTAGATATGCATTAATGATTTCTTTTACCGTCAAATACACAAACAAAATATAAATGTTCTGTGCTTTCATTATAAACTCGATGAAATGCTCCATCTGGTATTAGAATAACATCACCTGGTTTTACATTAAATTTTTCATTATCTACTTCCATAGTGCCAGTGCCACTTACAAAGAAATAAACTTCTTCTTGACCTGAGTGGTTATGTCCTGTAGTTTGTTTAAATGGATTCAATAATGTTGAACTCAAAACAAGTTTATCAAGAGTTTTATTATCTTTAAGTAAATAGGTTTCATTGTCTTTGACAATTTCACCACCAATATCGTTAATCGTGAACTGTATTGGGTTTTGAGAGTCCATGTTTGACGGCGACTTCATTATTTCCACCTGCTTCTTTTTTAATTTTAGTTAGTAAATTCTTCCAATCACCACTTGTTTTGTTAAGTGTTGACCCTGCTTGAGATATTGATGCGGGTGCAGATACTTTTTTCTCTAGGTGTGGATTGTCTGCTTTAAATTTATCTAAGTCTTTATAAGACATTCGATGTTCTTCTATCTCGTTTGTTTCAGTATTGTAAAATTCATATGTTATCATAATATACTATTTATAGTTGACGTAAGGGAGAACTCGATACTCCCTTACGAGATAAGACCACCCCCTATTGTGTTTCGTTATAAGAATCACATATAGATTGCTTAAGGAATCCACGTTTTATGGTGAGTTTTCGAACTAAATTATCTTTACCTTGTTTCTTTAATCGATAAATTCTATTATCTAGTTCTCTTTCATCTTTCCTTAAACGTTCTACTTGTGCCAATGTCATACATTGCCCTCCTTAAGTATCATAACGAAACTGGGAGTCAAGTTCTTTAAAAGTTCCCTACTTATTCGTCAAATCCAGAACCTTTAATCAGACCAGGGAATGCCTCTCTGGCAAGACCTTCAGTAAGATACTTTGCAGGTTGTTCTTTGTTTATCATTTTAATAACAATCTCTGCATCTTCCGCATGAATAGATTCTAGCAACTGTACAAATTTTCGTTCTATCTTGAATTGAGGTACACCTTGAGTTCTTCTACCACGTACAAAATCACCGAATTGTCTATGCAATCTTCTCAATGAAGATGGCACACTTTCTGGTCGATTTGGTGTATATGGTGGTTTGCCTGCAGGTAACATAAACTCTAGAGTACTATCGTAACAACCTCGAACAACATCTTTTAATGCTGGTATAGAGTTGTCTTGTAAGAATTTTACTCTTTCGTTCTTGCTTTTAATGTTTTCAAAACGTTCTAGAATTTCGTATAGTTCTAATTCCATAATTATTTCCTATAAAGTTATATATAAAAATCACTCCCTTTACGGGAGTAATTTCACCAAAGTTAAACTATTTAGTTAACTTTTAAAAGCATCTAAAAGAATGCTTTTTGTTTCTGTGACACCAGGCATGTCATTAATATATTGACCATCACTATCAAAACATTCTTCATCAAACTTAGTTTGAATAAAATCTGCCTGTTGTTCAACATAGTCTACAAAAGATGCATATGGTTTTTCACCATGTGCTTTTCTTTCATAGCAATTCTCTGCATACATTTTACGTGCAAATACATCTAACTCAGATAAGTATTCTTCTGAGTGGTCACCAGACCAATATGGTTCGCTTCTAATATTACTCATGATGCGATAGTATAATTTGAATCAGAAATAATTGTTTTACCATATTCATCTTGAAACTTGAGTTTCTCAATGAAATAGTTTTCAAACAAACCTTCATTTTCTTGAAGGTCACCATTTAATTGCATTCTTTTTTCTAAAGACTCATATGCTTCACTTTCGTAACTTTTGAAGTCTTTGTAAGATATAACTTCGTCTTCACGAACATTATAATAATGCGATAATAATTGACACTCTTTACTGTTAAGTGCAATCGTTACAGGATAACCAGTCGCTATATGCTCTAGTTCTACGTAATTTTTTAACTCTGTCATTTATACCTCTCTATTAGTTAAGTTATTATTATACTTGGTTTTGCAAGAATTGTCAAGTGTTTTAAAGAACTCGTCTAATTCTTTTTGTTCTTTTTCGGTGGGTTTAAAGTGTGGGTTTAAGAAGTACTCTTCTAGAAGAGTACCTCTTTTATAACCTCCGGTGCCTCGCACTAGGCAACCTCTTTAACTGATTCTAAATAATCAGCATTATCAAGTGCATTCAAAACAATCTGTTTCTTTGCTTCTTCTACTGAAAAGACAGAAAAAAACCTTCTGACTTTTTCAGTCTCGCCCTTCTCGTTTTCAACTTCTTTCATAAAGAATAAAGTTGCAAACTTCTTAAGACCTTTTAAGTCTTTACCAGAACACTTTAAATATTTAATCATCTGTTTGAAAGTCGCAAATTCTTGACCTTCATCAGCACCATTTATCATAAGAGTATCAAAGTTAGAACCTGTATACTCTTTTTTACTTATTGCATTAATCATTTTACCTCTCTAATTAATTTATGTTGTTATTATAACAAGTGAATCAAGTATTGTCAAGTCTTTTTTTCACATTTTTTATATGTCCACGAAGTTGTTCCATATTAATTTTAGTATCATAATCAAACAAACTTAAATCTATAGGTTCTGGACATGACTTAATTAGGTCATCTAAGTGAATAGTTTCGATTCTACCCTTTAATATGTATTGACCATCGACTATTTCTATAATATCGTCCATATTACGTCTCTCAGTCCACATGGAGTTATTAACAGAAACATGACTAGATGATACATCTATGTCATAAAAATCGTCTGGTGGGACTCCTAGAGAGTCTGGTGTGAATTCAGACTCACCACTTATATAGTTTACTAGCAATGGGATTGCAGTATCTACACTACCATAATGTGAAATAAATTCTATATTATACTCTTTACACATGTCTATATGTTTTTGTGTCATTGTAAATCCACACATAACTAGTATTGTGCCTTTTTGTAATCCACCATTTTTATCAAAGAATTCAATAAACCAACCTAGCATTTTTTCGTTTGGTATCATTACATGATTAAAGTCAATTAAATTAAGACCTTTGACTTGCCATTCGGTAAACTCTGCTATTGTAAACGACCTATGTTTTTTAACTACCATAAGTGCTGGTAATAATGTACACAACATTGCACTAACATGGTGCATATTTTTACTATGTAATATTTTAGTATCTGGTTTTAATTTAAAAACATCAATATTTCTTTGTGCTATTGCATATACTTCTTTATGTGTGAATTCAACTTTACGAGAAGGTTTAGTAGAACCAGAAGTAGAACTAATTAAAAATATATCATCTTCTGATACTTCACTAATATAATCCATACCTGTTGGTATTTTTAATTTAAGTTCTTGTGCATCAATTAGTTCTTTACTATATTCACGAATCATTTTACCATGTAAACCACCATGAAGTTCATCGCCTTTAAAATTATCGTGAATCAGATAATCAACAGGACCATGAAGTGCAATTTTTGTGTAAGGTAAAGACTCTTCTGTTGCAGGTGCATCAATCAAGAATATTTTTAGACCTAACTCAGCACATGCAATAATAGATGTTAAATGTAAATGATTTACATCTAGAATACCAATAGCAACTGTTTCTCCTTTACGAACATTGTAGTTCTCTTTGAGTAACATTTTCCACTGTCTTATTTCATAAACAAGTTCTGCTTTTGATTTATTGTTATCAAAGTTTATTTCATCATTGATAATATCACGACTAATTATCTTGTTCTTGTTTTCCGACATTGTATAAAATTTTGTGTGTAAAAGGTTCTGTAAGTTTACTTTTAAAAAACTCAAGTGATTCTGGGTCAGGAAATAATATTCTTTCTATTTCATGTTCACGAACTGCCTTAACTGCATAGTCTGTAACGTATTCGTAAATAAATGCTTCTTCAGGACGTTCAGTATGGTCCATCAAAGTAATATCAAATATTTCTTCACAATTCATTAGTGCTGGTAAAAAGTAGTAATCAATACATCTATTGTGGTGAATTGTTCTAGACATTGCACAATTTTTATAAGGAAATGGATACTGTTTTGCAGACTCGATAATTTGTTTATGAGTAAAGTAATCAGGGTGCCACCATTCATCAATTTCTTTTATGTCCATACATGGGTCAATAGACATAACTGCATACGAATCTTCACTTACTTCCCAGGGTTGAATAGGTGTACCAGGATATGGTGCAACATCGTCCATTAGCATAACATTGTTTGTACCTTGTTCGTTTTCCCAATGACTATATAAATTTACTACATCGGCATAAAGACCATCTTTTAAATCCATACGAGTCAAACCACCCGAATTGTTTGGGTCTAATGGTCTATTTAAATCATGTACACAAAATTCTTGATAACCACGAAACCACTTACTGTGAATAGTAATCATATATTTAACGGCATCTAACATATGTTTTGCATCTTTTCTTGTTTTTAATATTCTATCTGAGCAAGTAATAACTTTAAATCCAAGTTCCCATGCCGCAAACAAGGCCGCATAGTAATCATTTGGACAATTTAATGTTGTAACACTAATACTATCATGTTGTTTCATGCCTTTATCAAGAAACATATGTTTGTATTTGTTGATTCTTTGACATACTTTTTCATATGTCATGCCATTTATGATAATATTAGGATTTATTAGTTCTCTTGAAATAATCATTCTTCATCTCCTTTATAAATTTAGAATGTATCTTACAACCAATAAACTCATTGAAATAATCATTTCTTAGTAGAACATCATTTTCAAATTGAAGTTTTGCTTCGTAATAAGAACACTCACCTTTTGTTCGACATAATTGCAGTATTTTTCTATCAAATTGAAATCCTTGTTCTGCAAGTTGTTTTACTTCTGCAGAAGAACCATGATATGTTTGCCAGTCTGATTGAACTCTGGTTATAACTCTACGTTTTCTTGATTTATTTTTAGGTAGAATTTTCTTTTTCCAAAAGAATTTCTTACCGATATATTTCATACCAGTTTCAAGTTCTGTTACTTCGTAGACAAAACCTTGATAGTTTTCAAGGTCTTCTTCACTCATATTGAATGGTTCATCATTATAATACCACATAACTTTATTTATTTATTCTATATCGTGTAGTGCCTGAACTCTAGAGTCATCATTACCCCACCATGTAATTAATGCTAATCTTACTCCTTCTGTAATTTTTGTTACAGAATGTAATGCATTTCCTGGTATCAAAAGAGTTTCGTTTGCTTTTATTTTAATTTTTTGTCTTTGATATGGAGATTCCGAATTAGCATATTCGTTAATATAAAAATCACCACCTTTAAATTCATTTGGTTCAGATAGTAATGTTGTTGTTGAAAAAAGACTTGCCGCGTCTTCATGTTTGTGTGGAGTTGCAAATGCACCTTCTTGATATTCTATAAAATACCAAGATTGTAAATTCAAATTTATTTTAAAATGTTCTTTTATTTTATCTGTAAATTTATTTGGCGTGTTAGATGCAGTTTTAAAGATTGAAAATAGATATCTGTATATGTGAATACTATTTTTTGGTACTATGGGTTTATATTCAAGAGTTCTAGATAATTCTTTTAGTTCTTTAAATTCTGTATCTGTAAATATAACATCAAGATTGAATTTCATCGTGAACTATTTAGACTTAATTTAACAGTTCAGTTACGATAGCATCTGCGCCGCACATTGGGCAAAAAACAGGTTCTTCGTTTTCTCCTTCTTCAACAATTACATGTGTGTCGACACCACACACATCGCATCTTATTTCGTATTCTCTTTCGACAGAATCTAACAAATTAACAACCTACGTTTGCTATTGCTTCATCTAATTTATCTTCAATACGTTCTAATGTTTGTGGTGTGTCCACATCTTCCCAACCCCAATCGCCTTCAAGACCATTAACAGAATACTCTGTGACTCTTTTTTCAAAAAAGTTGTCGTGTGATGCGCCATTGAGTACCCAATCTAACCATGGTAGTGGATTGTCTTTTGCATTAAAGTTTGGTTTCATACCAAGTTGTAATAGTCTTCTATCTGCAATATGTCTTATATATTGTTTAACTTCTTTCTTTTTAAGACCTTCTATTTCGTGGTCATTGTATGCAAGGTCAATAAATTTATCTTCTAACTTAACTACATCTTTTGCAATCTTGTAGATTTTAGACTTAAGTTCATCTGTGACAATACGTGTGTGTTCACCACAAAAATCTCTAAACAGTTTTGCATTACCTTGGACGTGTAAAGTCTCGTCACGAATCGACCACTCGACAATTGTCCCCATACCTTTCATCTTACCAAATCTTTGAAAGTTTAATAACATTACAAAAGATGCAAAAACTGATAGTCCTTCGTTAAATACTGATTGTGCTAGTGCTAATGCTAAACCTGTGTGACTTGAAATATCACCATCTTTCATAAAATCAATCTTATCTGCCATTTCTTTGTATTCTAAAAATGCACTAAAGTCTTCATCTGGTAAACCAAGAGTATCATTTAATAATGCATATGCACGTTGGTGTACACCTTCTCTGTTTGCAAAAGACGATAACATGTTTCTTACTTCATTATTCTTGAACTTAGGTATTAGTAGTTCGTGGTAGTTCTCGCCCACTTGAACATCGCTTTGAGTAAACAATCTTAGTACTTGAGTAATAAACAATTTTTCATCTTCGTTCAGTTTAGTTCGCCAATCTTGCACGTCTTCTGAGAGTTCTGCTTCGTCTTCTATCCAATGTATCTCTTCATGTTTTTTAGTTAGTTCAACTGCCCATGGGTAGATGAATGGTTTGTATGTTTTTGAAAACTCTAGTAATGCCATAATTATTCCTGATTGTGTCTTTTGTCTTGTTGTTGTTTAATTATTTTTTTTAGTTCTTTTCTGGTTATCCTTGCAGTTTGTTGTTGCATTGGTTGTGCCATATATCCCTATCCTTCACATGCTTTACAATCCTCTGATTCTTCTGCTTGTGCCTTGTTAAATATTTCCATAAGGTCATCGTAACCACCCACATATTCACCATGTAAATATATTTGTGGGACAGTTTTAACACCCTTACGACCCGTGACTTCTCTCGCAGTTTTACCAATCTCTTCAAGATTAATTTCATCGTATGGTATACCGCGAAGTTTAAGTTCTTCTTTTGCAAGTTGACAAAAAGGACAATTGGGTTTTGTATACACAATTGTACTTGTATCACTTTGGAGTGCGACTCTCTCTACTTTCTCAGAAACATTCTCAGCACGAGATTTTGCTTCTGTTCGCAAATAGTATAATCCTTTCAGACCTGAACTCCATGCACGTAAGTGTACTTTGTTCACGTATGATTTATCTGCTCCAGCAGGAAAGAATAAATTGACAGACTGGCCTTGACATATGTAAGGTTGTCTATCTCCTGCATGACGAACTACCCAATTTTGGTCTAATTCATCGGCAGTTTTATATATACTTTTTTCACCTTCTGTAAGGAACGAAAGATGCTGGACAGACCCCTTATTAGTGATGATAGAACTCCAAATGCTATCATTATTCATTTCTTTTGATTCAAGTAATTCTTCTAGATATTTGTTCTTCACAAGAAAACTACCAGCACGAGTTCTATGTGTGTATGCATTTGCTTTAAGTGGTTCTATTGAAGGACTTGTTCCAAGAATAACACCACTAGATGCATTTGGGGCAATCGCAAGTAAGTGAGAGTTTCTTTTACCACTCTTTGGTCCATCTAAATATGCGCCACGTTCTTCTGCAAGTGTCTCTGTTTCTGCATGTGCTTCATCGTGAATGAACTTAAATACTTGGTCATTAATATCTTTTGCAAGTTCAGATTCCCATGCAACACCATGCTTATGTAAGAGAGAGTGAAATCCCATTGCACCAAGACCTAAACTTCTTTCTCTTGATGCAGAATACTTTGCACGTGCAATCGAGTCTGGTGCATTCTGTATGAAGTACTCCAGCACATTATCTAACATTCGTATCAAATCTCTTACAATTGTAGTGTCTTTCCATTCATCATAGTATTCTAGATTTAATGATGATAAACAACAGACTGCAGTTCGTTCAGCACTTGTAGGTAAATGTATTTCATTACATAAATTACTACCATGTATTTTAAGTCCTGCATCTTTAAGTGGTTCTGGTAGACTATTGTTTGCAGTATCAATAAAATTTAAATATGGTTCGCCAGTTCTAAATCTAATTTCAAGTATTCTTTCCCATAGTTTTCTTGCTTTGACAGTTTCTTTTACTGTGCCATGATTAGGGTCTATTAAATCAAAATCGCTATTTGTCATAACTGCTTCCATAAACTTATCAGTTATGTTAATCGCATTGTGTATATTTAATGCTTTACGTTGTACATCACCAGTAGGTATACGAATGTTTAGAAACTCCATAATATCTGGGTGGTCAACGTTCATGTATGCCGCATAACTACCCTTTCGTGTTTTACCTTGACGATATGCAATCATATCAGCATCTACTGTATGTAGAAATGGTATTGGACCAGGTGCAATATCAGATACAGTTCTTACATCTGACCAATGACCACCAACACCACCACCCATAATAGATAACCATCTAAGTTCAGACGAGTGGTCAATTAAACCTTCAAGTGTGTCTGGTACGTAAGTAAGAAAACAAGATATGGGCATACCTTTACTTTTCTTGCTTTGTCCATTGGGTGCATTTGACAGAACAGGACTTGCAAACATAAACCACTTATTGCTTACATAATCATAGAGACGTTGTGCAAGTTCTACATCTATTTTGTCATCGTATTTTGACCATGCTAAACTGGCACGTGCAAATCCTTCTTGTGGTGATTTTTCATAATCTGTGAGATAAAAATCTTTCAGCATTCCGACTGAGTAATCTTCTAATAATTTATCTCTTTTTTTATCAATGACTAAGTCCAAGTCTTCTCCTTATGTGTGAAGTTAAAGTGGACTATTATACTCTAACTAGAAAGTATTGTCAATGATTATTTCTTCGCTTTACGATTCTTGTCGATTGCTCTAGACCCAAACCAGAATGATATTATTGCCGCAAAGATTGCCTTTGTATCTTCGTCCCACAATATATTGATTGCTTCTTGAAAGTCTGTTCCTGCCTGTATTGCGCCATAAAGAAGTGTACCTTCTATAACTGCGAATAAAAGAAAGAATGCATATGTAATGATTGGTCGTACTGACCTCGCTAATCCACCTATAAATCCTGTACCTTGTTGCAACACCATATCGTGTTGAATTAATCTTTCGTGTTCTTTATCTTTTGCTTGTGCTTCGAATAAATTAAGTGTTGCTTTACCTAATTCTTTTTGGAGTTTTGCTTGAACTTGAAGTTGTTCTGATTGTATTTTTGCTTGGACTTCTAACTTTTTGAGTTCGAATTTTTGGTCTGATTTTTCTTTGAAACTGTCTAAGATACCTGGGATTATGGACCCACCGAAACCTAATAAACTACCTAATAAACTCAACATAATTTTCTCCTATTCTTATATATACAATTAAAACTTTAGAGTTTAATTGTCAACTTTTGCACTTGCTCTCCACTGATAACATGACCAATATCGTGCTTTCCATTTAGGTCCAGGGTTGTCGCAATTGTGTCTTGCTCTAAAAGATTTTCTTCTCGCTGGGTCATCACGTTTGATTTCCATATTTGGGTCACCAAAACCTAATTTAATAACATTACCCTTCTCGTTCTTGACATAGACATAGAACTTTTTCTTGCCATCGCTAGACCTAGTTGGGTTGTTTAATGTGACTTTTCTACCTTGATACTCTGCGGCCTCTTGTAGTAAGTCTTCACAATTGCATTTCTTCATAGTTCTATTTATCTTTTACTGGTTCTTCAGGTTCTCTGTCTTTGTTGTCTAAATCTCCAGCATCACCTTTCACCATTTGTCGCATCTTTCCAAACAACTTATTTGCTAGATTAGTATTACCTGCTTTCTTGGCACCAGTGTATGCCGCGGCCATCATCAAACCTCTTCTACCACCTGCCCAAATAGTTGTCATACCACCTGTGGCAATACCTGCGGCCAGTAGACCCATACCTTTAATGCCAGCAGGTGTTGCCAATACTTCTGTGAATCCTATATTACCAGCGATTGCTTCTGGTATATTTGATAAGTCATAATCACTATCTAAGTTACCTGAGAATGACATTTGTAACCATTGATATGTTAAAAACCCTGCTATTCCTACACCAGCAACTTTTTTTAATTTAGGGTATTTGTTAAGAAACTCGTCAACTTTTATTGTACCTTTTTGTAATCCTTGTACCATTTGTGTGGCCGCTACTTTATCTGCCGCAAAGTTTACTGCAGTATCTACTGTTTTAAGACCATCAAGTGCAACTTTACCACCACCCATGCCAACTGCCTTAACTGCTTTGAAGACACTTTTTTCTTTGATTGCATTTACAAGTTCGTCTCGTGCCACACCTAAATCTTTTGTAATATCATTTACTTCACTAGTAAGTGCTTTCTTTAATGTTGGGTGTTTACTTAAAGGTTCATTGTATCTTTTTGGGTCTGGTTTATCTGCATCTGCAGAACTTGTTTTGACATCAACACTTTTATCAGTATCAGTAGTAGGCGTATCTTTAGTTGATAGATAAGACCGCATTGCTTTTGCAGTATCAGATTGTGGATTCTTTTTAATATAGTCTTGTTGAAACTTTTCACCTTTATCTTGCCACCAAGGTTTCTTTTCGTCTTCTAATAACATACACCAATCATCGTATGTGCATTCATTTAGTTCACGATTTACTTGTTGTTCAAACAAGAATGTGCCTTCTGTTAGTTCTTGGTGATTGACGTAAGTAGCAAACTTCACTTGGTTATATCTCCTGTAGTCACATACATTTTTTGATTGCTTGGCTCAAATTATCCTCGTTAACCCATCCTATTAGACCGCCATTAGATGCAGTGCTGGAATCGCTGTGAATCAATGCTG